TGAAGCTGATCCAATGGACGACATGGGCGGCGATCCTGCAGACGACATGATGGGTGACGTTGAAGCAGGTGACGACGAAGAAGACGAAGGTGAAGAAGACGGCGATATGGAAGACCGTGTTGAAGACCTAGAAGATGCACTAGACGACCTAAAAGCTGAATTTGAAAAAATGATGGCTGGCGACGAAGGCGGCGAAGATGACGCTGAAGACGATATGGAAGCTGGTGATGAAGATGGTGACGAATCGGAAGAAGAGTCACTAGACTTTGGCGAAGCTAAAGAAGAAGACGAAGATGAAGCAGTAGAAGAAGCAACTGACGAAAAAGAAGTTGAAGAATCTAAGCAACCAAAAACAGCTGGCGAAGAAATGCGCGAGTATGTTGAAAAAGTAAACGCTAAAATGGGCGACAACGGTGCAAACACCAAGTCTCCAGTAGCTGGTGCTAACGATATGGGCGGTGACGCTGGTAACTTAGTACAAGGTGGCGAAGAAAACGGTGGCAAAGCTGACTCTGCAAAAGAAGAAAACGCAGGTAACGTAAATGTTCCAGGCGGAAAAGCTTCTAAGTCAATGAAAGCTGAACCAAAAGGCCACGGCGCTGAGAAAAAAGGCGCAGGCGAAACTGCTGATAACAAAAAATCGACTATCGGCAAATAATAAGGAAGTTTGAATGAAAAACTTACGAGAGCATTTGACATTCGACCAAGCTAATATGGTTGTTGAGTCTACTGAAAATCCCAATGGGGGCAAAGACCTTTATATGAAAGGTATTTGTATACAAGGCGGAGTGCGTAACGCAAACCAGCGTGTATATCCTGTAAACGAGATTGGAAGGGCTGTCAAAACTCTCAATGATCAAATTAGTGGAGGATACAGTGTTCTCGGTGAAGTTGATCATCCAGAAGGCCTTAATATTAACTTAGACCGCGTAAGCCATATGATAACAGATTGTTGGATGGATGGACCAAACGGTTACGGAAAGTTAAAAATTTTACCTACCCCTATGGGGCAGTTAGTTAAAACCATGCTAGAGTCTGGCGTCAAACTTGGCGTCAGCTCTAGAGGTTCTGGTAACGTATCAGAAGACGGCAGTAACACCGTATCAGATTTTGAGATAATCACCGTTGATGTGGTTGCACAACCAAGTGCACCAGGTGCTTATCCTACACCTATCTACGAGCATTTAATGAATGCTCGCGGAGGATACAAGGCATACGAACTAGCACAGGCAACTAAAGAAGATGATAAGGCTCAGAAATATTTAAAAGAATCGTTGGTTAATATAATCAACCGACTCCAATGAAAAGGAGAAAGTAATGTTGGATGCACTAAAAACACTTTTTGAAAATGACGTAGTTTCCGAACAAGTGCGCCAAGAAATTGAAGAGGCATGGGAAGCAAAGGTGAAAGAAAATCGCCTTGCCGCTACTGCTGAACTTCGTGAAGAGTTTGCTCAAAAATATGAGCATGATAAGCAAACAATGGTTGAGGCTGTTGATGCGCTTGTATCCGAAAGACTAGCATCAGAATTAGCTGAATTTGCAGAAGATCGCAAATCTTTAGCTGAAGCAAAAGCAAAATATGCTGTTAAAATGCGTGAAAATGCAAAAACAGTTAAAAAGTTTGTATCTGAGACACTAGCACAGGAAATCAAAGAACTACACGAAGATCAACGAGTAATGGCAGAAAACTTCGCTAAACTTGAAGATTTTGTGGTGGAACAGCTTGCGAAAGAAATTAATGAATTTTCGGAAGACAAAAAAGATCTTGCAGAAACAAAAGTACGACTTGTACGTGAAGCAAAATCACACCTGACTAAAGTTAAAACTGACTTTATTCAGAGAAGTGCAAAAACAATTTCCGAAACAGTTGATAAAGCTCTGCGCTCAGAGATTACTCAACTTAAGGAAGATATTGATCTTGCACGCCAAAACGATTTTGGACGTAAGATTTTCGAAGCATTTGCGAACGAATATGGCAATTCATATTTAAATGAAAAGTCAGAAACAGCAAAACTGCTAAATCTTGTTAAAGTAAAAGACAAGCAAATGGCAGAAGCTAAGAAACTTGCTGAAAAGGCTCACGCAATGACACAAAAAGTTGCTACAGAAAAGAAACAGCTTGAAGAGTCTGTGAGACGTTCAAATAAAATCAATGATTTGATCGCTCCATTAAGTAGAGATCAAAAAGAAATCATGGTAGATTTACTGGAATCAGTTCAAACTGACAAATTACAACATCAGTTCGACAGATATTTGCCAGCAGTCATTGACGGCAAAGCACCAGGAAAGCAGAAGGCAGTATTAGCAGAGGCAAAAGAAGTAACAGGCAACAGAGAAAACACTAACGTTAGTAGTAAAGCAGACGATGGTAACGTTATAGATATCAAACGTCTAGCTGGATTAAATTAAGGAGAAAATAATGTCAGAACTACTAGAAAGTCGCTGGCAGGAAACCAAAGGTGCCCTTCTTGAAGGCCTACAAGGCACAAAGAAATCTGTAATGGCAACAACTCTAGAAAATACTCGCAAGTATCTTTCAGAGACTGCTGGAGCGGGTGCTACTTCTGCTGGTAATGTCGCAACTCTAAACAGAGTTATTTTACCCGTCATTAGACGTGTAATGCCGACAGTTATCGCCAACGAAATCGTCGGCGTACAACCAATGACTGGTCCTGTAGGACAGATTCACACACTACGTGTTCGCTATAGCGACACTGTAGGTAGCGGCGCATCAGGCGCAACTGCTGGTGAAGAAGCCCTATCACCATTCAAGATTGCTGAAGCATATTCAGGTAATGCCACAAGTGGCAAAGCCGATGCAACTGCAACACTTGAAGGTACTGCCGGTAACAAACTAAGCATTCAGATCTTGAAACAGACTGTTGAAGCTAAAACACGTAAGCTATCAGCACGTTGGACTTTCGAGGCAGCACAGGATGCACAATCACAGCATGGTATTGATGTAGAAGCTGAAATCATGGCAGCTCTTGCACAAGAAATTACTGCTGAGATTGATCAAGAGATCCTAGCATCTCTTAAAACACTTGCTGGTACAGGCACAGACACTTATAACCAAGCGGCTGTATCTGGTACTGCAACATTCGTCGGTGACGAGCATGCGGCTCTTGCTGTTCTAGTTAATAGAGCGGCTAACAGAATTGCACAGCGTACAAGACGTGGCGCAGGTAACTGGGCTGTTGTATCTCCAGCAATTCTAACTGTGCTACAGTCTGCAACAACTTCAGCGTTCGCAAGAACAACTGAAGGTTCGTTTGAAGCACCAACTAACACTAAAATGGTTGGTACATTAAACAACGCAATGAAAGTATATGTAAATACATATGCGGCAGACGACGATGTACTAGTTGGTTACAAAGGATCAAGCGAATCAGACGCGGCAGCATTCTACTGCCCATACATTCCATTGATGTCAAGTGGCGTTGTACTAGATCCAACATCATTCGAACCAGTCGTGAGCTTCATGACACGTTACGGATATGTTGAGCTAAACAACACAGCTTCATCTCTTGGTAATGCGGCTGATTACTTGGAAACTGTAGAGGTAAACGCAAGTAACCTTTCTTTCCAGTAAGCAATTACTTAAAACTTATAGAGGG